GACTGCATACGTCACGCGCTTAGTGCCGGGTTGCGATTCAATTACATCGCCAGCCTTCAAAGTAACCATTCCTTTCTCTGACCACGCAATGATTTCTCCAGCAGCACACAGAAAGATATGCGCCTTCTTATGAACCTTGCCGACAATCGTCGTGCCAGCCGGACGGAATACGCGACGGCAATACATCCCGCCCGCAAAGTAATGATCCGTTTGCAGTTCAACCTGCGGCATTTTGACCATCTCTGCTTGCAGGTGGTCTATCTGCTCACGGCTTGGCGTTTCGCTAATGATTAGGTTCATTGGTTGTAGTACGGCACTTTGAACTGCTGACCGTTAACCGTGACGTTCATAAAGCCCGCAGGCTTGCTAGGCAACACAGCATTGCCGGGTTTTGCGCTGATCGAACTAGAGAAGTTCAACAGGTTGATAAAGAATTGCTGCCACGCCCTCGTTGGACGATTGGTATTTGCTTCAAGGAATTCAGACTGCGGATAAGGCTGTGTCTGTGAGGTAGGTAGCATTAGCTTTCCCCTGACGTAGCTTTGATGTTTGCAGAGACAATTACGCAGTTAATAGGATCAGTCATTACCACTTCAAAAATACGATCCCGCGCTGTGCCTAGCCTGCGCCATATCGCACGATTTTTGTATTTGCCGATCTGACCAATAGTTGTCCAATGCTCATTCGACCACGTAGAGCCGCCATCGTTAGACCATCTCAACATAGCCTGCGGATCGTCGCCTTGACCTGTAGAAACGCCGACACCGGGCTGGAACTGAATCTGCAACTCGTCGAAATACTGGCGCTGAAAGTCAGAGACTAGATGTGGGCATCGTCTTAGGCGACGCACCTGCTGACCATCATCCGTATAAACACCGTTTTTCAATGCGTAAATCTTGCCGTTTTCATAGTCACCGACAAGGGTAGAACTTTGAAAAAATGCAGCGCAATTTCCGCGATGCCTTTGGTATTCGTTGGTATTTGTGCAATACAACCACTTGAACCATAGTCCAGTCGTTGAATCATAAGCCCACGTAAGCTGCAAAGTTGGAAACGAAATTACATAGACTTCGTGGCCTTCTAGCTGATACGACCACGCCACAGCGTCGCTAATGACTTGACCTTCTAATGTGTTCTCTACTGCGTGTGTGCTAATTCGTTGCGGCAAATAGCCATTCATCTGCACAATCGTTGCATCGCCACGGTTGTTTTTCGAGATGTAAGCAAACGAATTGCCAAGCCTAGCAATAGAGAATTTCGCTGCTATGCCGTGTTGCGTAGACGTTCCCGGTATGCGCTGCAAAGGAAAGGGAAACGTACCTGAGTCAATCCATGTCTCGCTAGAGACTTCGCCCAGCAGATAAACTTCTCGATGGTCAACCATGACAGCCACTAGATTGTCAGGTGATCCGTCTTTGCTTGAGAATGACAGCGCTAGAGAGAATGGCGATAGTGCAGACGTAGCGCCAAACTGTTGCGTGTTCGGACGGTTATAGATGATGTAGTTATCTAGGATGTCTACCGAGGTTGCGCCTGAGAATGCGCCATCTGTTGCAGGCAGCACCGTGAAGTTCAGCGCATACATAGTCTCGCTAGAGATCGTCTGCGACGGACTGACACTGTACGTACCTGTTCCGCCCGTACCTGTGCCCAAAGCCGTGATAATGGTGTTAGCAGTAATTCCCGTACCTTGGATGGTCTGACCCGGATACAACGTTCCCGAAGTCGCTGTCACGTTCAGAGAGTAGTTAGCCATTGTGACCGTACCCGTACCTGACGCACCAGTTCCGCCCAATGTGTCGGCAATCGTGAACGTCGCGGTCGTGCTGTAGCCAGTGCCGGGGTTGGTGATCGTCACCGCAGTAATGACACCTGCCACAGCAGTCACTGTCCCCGTAGCTGCCACACCACCCGAGGGCGTGTTAAAGGTGATGATCGGGTTGGAGTAGTTAGACCCGCCATTAGTCACAGCAAACGACTGCACACCGCTGCCGATTGAGGCAGTCATCACAGAGGCTACAGCCGCCGAGTTCATGGTGCTGGATGCGACAGTCTGCGAGATATTGATGGTGTACGTACCCACCCCGCCCGAACCTGTGCCTAGCGCTGTGATTACGGTTTCCGCAGTTACACCTATCCCAAACAGTTGCTGACCCGTCGTAATCGTTCCGCTGTTCATCAGGGTGACGGTTAAGGTCGTTCCTGAGACTGATCCTACAAACTGTGCGCCTAATGGCGTGGAAATTCTCCACGTGTAGCGATACGTTCCATCTACGATGTACGCATTCAGCCCGTTGTCAGTAATGCCGACACGACCGGAGGACGAATTAAGCTGCCCGATAATGGTCGGGACGTAAGTCGAATCCATCGAGTAGACATAAGGGCCACACACCGCCAACAGGATTGAGCCACCTGACAGGGTACGCATCCCCCTGACTTCCTGCTGGTTTCGCAACACAATCTGCGAGACTAGCCCCGGCGTGGGGTACAGAGCCACTACACCGCGCTCACCTTGTGCTTTGGTAGGGTCTACTTCGGGATACCAGTTAATGCACTCCTGTGCATCTTGGTAGATGCTAGGCGCTTCGTAACTAGCCCCTACGAATCCGAAATCCGGCATTTCTTACCTCATAAACCCGCCGCTAAGAATCCAGCCCGCATCCTTCATCTTGCCAACTAGGAGGGAATCGGGGTATCTAGCAGCTTGGGTCGGTCGCATATTCGTGCGTTTGATCGTCGCTTTGCCCTGTGCGGCATAAGCATTAATCATCGTGATTTGAGTCGTTGAGGCTTTGCCGTACATTGGCATAAGACGCTCTGCTAAACACCACCGCAGCGCCATGCTGTAGCCTTGCGGCAGCGCGATAGAGTCATACATTGTCTGATAGCGGGCAAACACCGTATCCGCAAACAGGTGCATTTCGCCCTGTGCAGGGTTAGGCCATACGTAGATCGTGCCTAGCTGTTCGCCGGGCATATAGTAAAGCGCTTTAGGCCACGGCCCGTTGAGGCTTTTCAGTCCAATTTGCTCGTATTCTTCGACGTTCAAAACGCCAACAGGATAGTCAAGTCCACCGTTATAAATGGGCACACCGTTGCTAGTGGTAGTGACACGGACGAAAGCAGAATTGATTGCTAGAGGACGCTGGTAATAAGCCGATAGCGTGGTGCTGGCGACAGTTTGCGGCACGTTGACTGTGTACGTACCAGCCTCGTTGATGTTGCCGCCTGCGCCTGAATTAAAACCTGTGATGGTTGTTCCCGCCGTAACCCCTGTACCACTCAGAGTCTGCCCAATAGCCACCGCACCGGCAGATATAGATGTGATCGTCAGAGTAGTCCCTGAGATTGAGCCAATGAACGTCGCGCCAATCTGACCACCCGGCCCGATGGTGTATTGGATTTGATTCTGCACTACAGGAAAGATGATCTCGGTCTTGTAAAACACCATCATTTGCTCGTTTGACCATTGATCCACTAGGTCGTTGAGCATATCGAATGCGTCCTGCGCGGCATCCGCTGTCGGCGTTTCGCCTGCTTCTAGCGCACCTATGTCCTTCAAGGCGCGGCTAATAATGTCAATCGGTTGAGCCATTTTCAGTCCTTAAACGGCGTGAAAGCAGTCTTTAGCCACGGCAGCACAGGTTTTTCCTTGTTCAGCGCTAAAAGCTGGCTTTCTAAGTTGCTGCTGATTGCGCCTTTTGATCCTTGTTCGATCCACGAAATGATATCTGTTTGCCGCACTTTATGATAGGGAAGAATTGCCACCGGATCAGGAAACTTCCAATGTCCCTCGCTTTGCACCACCTGTTCATAGCCCCTAGCCGTCACCCGGTAATGGGCGCTAGTGATAACGCTGTCGGTTTCCTCGACACTAAGAATCTGCCATTGCAAGTTAACCATCAATCGCGCTCATAATTTCATCAATAGTTTCTTGGACTTCCCACGAGTTGCCGTTCATTCCAAAGGCTACGGAAACTTTTGTACCATCTTCCTGAGTGTTCTCAAAGAAAGACATAATCATTTCGGTATTTATAATCAGATTCTCACCAATACGACCTTTGGTTGCATTCGTCAGCTTGATGAGTTTCATACCTGATCCCATGATTGAGTGGCTTCGTTCCACGAATATTGCTTATCGTCCGTTGGCATAGGCACAGGCGCACCCCACAAACAGCTATCTTCTTTCAGCATCCAAGACGGAAACGGTTGCGGAGGAATGAAAGCATCCCGTTGCGCGTCGTAGGTGTAGTCGATGCCCGCGTAATTCTTGCGGAATGGCGTACCGCCGAGAGCATGAACACCGCCGTGGGTGTTGTAGCTGGTCTGCTTGTAAACGTCGCCGGTGCGGGCAGTTAGTTCTGCCTCTTTGCCGTCATCTTCGTCACGACCTACGGTAACGAAAGTTACGACATTGTTTGAGTCAAGTTTTGCAAAATGCGCCATGATTTTCCTTAAGCAAACGATACGGTTTCGCTAGTTGTCGATGTAGCGGTCACAGTATAAATTTTGAACCCGCCGCTGGTCGTGGAAGTCTGCGTTACGCCGCCGGAGAAGGTTGCAGTGTAAGTGTCAGGAATTTTGATGATGACTACGCCGCTGCCGCCCGTTCCTCCAGTTGTAACCCTTCCCGCGCCACCACCGCCGCCGGTGTTAGCAGTTCCGGCAGTACCAGTTCCCGTTCCGCTACCTGCGCCGCCGCCGCCGCTTCCTCCAGCATAGCCCGTCGGTAAGTTATCGCTTGCCCCGCCTCCCCCTCCGGCCCTTGTTACCGACGAGCCGGTGATGCTTGACGCAACGCCATTCCCGCCAACTCCACTACCGCCACCATTTCCTACTTGACCAGCGCCGCCGCCGCCGCCGCCAGCAGATAAGGTAATGTTTCCAAAACCCGCCCCGCCTGCATAGCCTTGATTTGTCGTGGCAGTACCTCCTGTGCCGTTGCTAGTTCCAACGCCACCGCCACCGCCGCCCGAGCCACCTGTGCCGCCATTGGTTCCTATAGAGCCGTTATAGCACCCTCCATAGCCGCCGCCGGTTGAAGTAATACTGCTAAAAACTGAATTTGATCCTTGACTGCCGTTTGCATTTGAGCCGCCGCCTGCACCTCCTGCACCAACAGTAATAGTGTATGCAGTGCCAATAGCAATGCTAGAGGCTGATTCAGCCGATGCGCCACCGCCGCTAGTGCCAGCGCTAGTGCGATAGCCACCCGCGCCGCCGCCTGCTGGCCCGCCGTTTCCACCGCCACCGCCTCCACCACCTGCAATGACAAGGAAATCGGCAGATATTACCGCAGCACCACCGACTAGGAAAAAGTTTTTAGCTGCAAACATTAAGGTGTATATCCCTGTGCAATCGAACCGTACCAGTTCGTTCCATCGCTGATAAACGTCAGAATGTCCATCTTGCCCGCCGTGGCGGTAATCGTAGGCGCACCGCTTGTGCCCCACTTCACGCTAGTAAACGTTGCAGTGCCGTTGCCTGTAGATGCAGCTTGCTTTAGCAACAGCACAAAAGACTTGCCAGCAGTTGCAGTCGGCATCGTAAATACGCAAGCAGTCGAAGCCGTCAGGGTTGCAGTTTGAACCGTACCGTTAGTCAGTGACAGAGTGTTCGTAGTCGTTACCGTACCAACCGCAACAACGCTTTCGACGTAGTTAGTCACGGTCGGGTTGTTGATGATCGGGCTAGTCAGTCCTGTAACCGTCAAATAACCAGTCGAGGGATTGAAACTCAACCGCGTGGAACTGGTGTTTTCAGCCGAAATCGTGCCGCTAGTCGCGCTGGTAAACAGCGGATAGCGCGTTGCATTGGTAGTCGTGTCGTCGGTGATCGTTATCGCAGTTGAGGGTGCTGCCCATACTGGCGTACCTGCACCGGCAGACTGCAAGAATTGTCCCGAAGTACCCGCAGCGGTAAACGCATAGGCAGTACCGCTGCCGTAAGCCACCGCACCTGCTGTCGGCGTAGCAGTTCCCGCCGTACCACCAAGGTTTACAGCAACAGGGTTGGTCAGGCTGATAGCCGAACCGACAATCGTGATACCAGTTCCTGCGGTATACGATGCACCGCCTGAGAATTGCGACCAGTTTATCGCGGTGACACCGATAGTCCCACCAGCGTTAGCCGTACACACCCACCCCGTATCGCCTTGACTGCTGCCTTGCTCTATGAACGTAAACGCGCCGGGAACTTCCGACCACGTATCCATATCGGTCGAGCGTGTCCACGCACCACTTGCCACAACATAGATGCCGTTTTCTGATGCAGTGCTTTGATTCTTGACTAGACACCTATCGCCAGCAATCAGCGCGATACCATCAATCGTTTGCGTACCTGACAGCGTGATGTTGACAGTCGTTCCAGCAATACACGAACCCTTAACGTCAAGACCTGTCACCAACGCATCGACATAGCTTTTATTTACTATGTCATTACCCGTTGCAGGCGTAGTCGAGATCGTGCCCGTAGTGGTATCGATGTTGGTAAACACGCCGGTTGAAGGCGTTGTAGCGCCAATCGTTGCGCCGTTAATCGTGCCGCTAGTAATAGATGCAACACCACTAGCACCAACGGTGAAGTACGTGCCAGCAGGCCCGACGAAGGTTACAAAGCCTTGCGTGTCGGTGAATATGCCTTGCACAGGGACGATATTAATCGTCGATGTATTTGCTGTTTGATTCGTTAGTGTCTGAGACATGACGACCCCTAGTCGGCTTGGGCGGCGGCAATGTAGAGAGTATTCGTGCCGGAACTGATAGCCTTAAGATAGAACGGTGCTTTCGGTGCTGCAATCAACAGCGGGTAGTTCATCGCTGCGGGCAGAATGTAGCTGGTGCTGCCATTGCCGGTCGAAGGAATTGCAGGAGTTGCTACGGTGCTGCTGTTCGACAATTCAACAGCCGCGATACCAGTTCCGGTATTGAGCAGTTGAACGTAATTGGTTTGGTCGTTCGTTGTTGCGCTGACTAGCAAAGCGGTACTAGCCGAGGTAGTAAGGTCTAGCGCAAACGTCTTGCCGCTGACCCGAATAACTGAGGTATTGACCATTTTTCAACCTTTCTAAAGAAAGAAAGCCGACCCTTTTGGAATCGGCTTTCCCTTTTCTTCGTTACTAATTAAAACTCCGAGAAGTCATAGCCGTAGACGAAGATGTCTACAGTACCACCGGCGACGGCAGTACCTACTTTGACATACAGAGTTTGCGCCGAAAGGTTGGCGTTTTTAGTAGCAGACACCACGGTCGAGTTAGTCACATACGCGGAACTGGTGTTGCTAGTCAGTGCTGCGTTAGTGACAATCTCAGTGCCCGTACCTGCTGGGCCAGTCCAAATCGCCAAGTAACCAGCGCTAACGTCTTTGTTGGCGTTGGTAATGGCTACGTTGGTGACTGCGTAGGAAGTCGTATTGTTGATTTGCAGGGTAACAGTTGCATCGCCAGTGAACGAGAGAGGTACAGCGCTCGCAGAGGCAAGCAGACGGATCGCCTGATTGGTCGCCAAATTCGACGGGTGAATAGTAGTTGCTGATGCTGGGCCGGGATTAGACATTTGTCGTTTCCTTTTCTGTGTGAGTTATTAAGCTGCGACGCGGCAGGCGAGTTCCGGGTACAGCGGGGCCCAGCCATACAGCACATCAAGGCGAGTCGGGATCGAGTCGTTGTTGATGGTGTATTGACGGACAACGCGGATGCTCATGCCCAGTTCTTTGTCGCTTGCACGACCAGCGAAATGCACGCCTTCGGGCAGTTCAAGATCAGCCATCGCAACCGTGAAGGCATTGCGGTGCATGATGATGTTCTGCGGCGAGACTACGCCGGTTTG